ATACATCTTCAAGTTTAGTTCTGCTTGTTTTACTTCGTACTTTAATTCAAGGTTTAAGCGTTCAAGCCTGTAAGAAGTTTCAACTTGCATACGCAATTGTTTTTCCATCTCGTGAATAAAAGCGTACACATCTTCTAGTTCAGTTTGTGATTCCTGCATAGAATTTATTAAGTCGGTTCTATTTGGGTGCTTTGCTATTATTTCGTCTTTTGATATCTCAATCTTAATAATATTTTTTTTAAGTATTGCTTTTTGTTTTAGTAGTTCTAAGTTCATAATTTAAAATGGTAAGTCGTTTAATTTTCGTTCAATCATTGTTAATTTTTGTTTTGGTCTGTGCTTTTTTAGTGGGTCAATTCCTCCAATAGTAAAACCTAAACCTCTGTTAAATTCACAAAGTACAGGCAGTTCAAGTTCAGTGTGCTTACCTCCAGTGTCCATATCTTTAATTTTTTCTACACCTATCATAGTTAAAAACTTCATATCCTTATGCTTAATTAATCTATGAATCACAAACATATCATCACATCTATTTAAAAATGCTTTGCCTCCTTCAATGTGGTCCTTTAATGGTGGTTTAAGATGTCCTTTCCAATGGTGCTGCTCAGGATAAAGATTTCCATTTCTACCGCTTTCACTTGTTGGGTGCGTATTTATGTAGATAGTTTTTCCTGTATTGTTTACAAATTGACGGGCCATATTTAAGAACCTGTAATTACCTTCATAAGTCATATCCCTATCAAGTCCTGTAAATGGGTCTATCAAACAAGCATCAGCATCTGAGTTTCCAAATATAGCTAAAAGTTCTTCAGGCTTATAAAGTTTTGCATTATCTACGAAATCAAAGTTTTGTTCTAAGTAAGTTGAGTATTTATGAATTTCATTTTCTGTAAGCTCTTTGAATGGTTTACCTGAATACATCTGTATCATATCTCGCATTAATTGTCCTGATTGATTTTCGCCACTCCAAATTATAAACTTTAAATTTTGTTTAATTGCAAGTGCTAAAAAGTACCAAGTTATCCAATAAGTTTTACCAACGTTATCGTGGCCCAAAATAATATTTAGTTGTTTAGGTTTAAATCTTAAATTATCATCTAGGGGACAACCTAAGCCTAAGCCTTGTTTAATTTTGCCGTTACGATAATCAAGCAAGTAATTAATTGAGCTTCCTTTTTGCTGTATCATTTTGAATATTTTTGTACGTGTGCCATAACGTGATTGTATAAAATATCATCGCTTGAAGCTTCAGGTGATTTAGGTGCATTTCTCTTTAACCAATTTTTAGTAGTCAAATATAAAGATGTATATTTTTTGTTCATTGCATTATTTTCAATTTGGTCTAATATATCATCAATATCATTTTTAGTATAAACTTCAACTAACTTTTCAAAATCAGTTTGTGATAAACTTAAATGGTCAAAGCTTCTATATATATGTATATCTTTCTCTTTAACATTAACATTATCTTTAACAGCTATTTTTGCTATCGTTTGCTTTGATTTGCTATCGTTTGCTATACCATTTATGCGATTGCTATCGTTTGCTATACTTTGCCATCTTTTCTCTGCACCTATTTTACCCGCAACACTACGATTAGCTTTAGTTTCCTCGAATTTAACAAGGTCTCTTTTTAGCTGTAATTTAATAGGTGTAAATGCAATATTTATTAAAATATCATCACTTATTGGGTTTTCATCATTAACATAAGACATTATATGTTTGATTAATTTACCCGCAATTTCATCAGGAAGTTGTGAGAATAGTTCTTTTTGGTCGGCGTAAAGAATAAAGCCTTTTTTGTTTTCTGCCATAGTACTGCACTTAAAATGATAAAACCCCTTCAATTTTCGGGAGTGCAGCCCTAATCATCAAAGAGGTTTTTAATAAAGTTTTTTATGCCCCTGCACTGGGTCTGCTAATATACGTATTTAATTAATACGAAGTTGCATCTGTTAATAACTTTTTATACAAAATCGTCAATCTTCTTTTTTAAATTGTCTAATTGCCTGAGCGAATTTACTTTTAATATTGCTTTCTTTAAGCTTGGTCTTATTGGGTAAACTTCTATTAGGTCAATAGTGTAGTTTAAATACTGTCTATCTTTAATTCTTGTCCAATATTTATGGCTTTCTATGTAGTGTATTATTGTAGCGTGATTCTTATCTAATAAAGCTCCTATTTCTTTAAGCATTAATCCTTCCATTCGTAATAAGTTAGCCAAGTAAAATCTTCTATAAACTTTTTCTCTTTGTCGGTTAGGTAAGTTCAATTCTTCTGCTGCAATTATTGCTGTTATTTCTTCTATTTTAGTCATTTTAAAAAGTATTTGTTGTATTTGTCTTTGTTTAATTGGTAACCTAACTGCTCGTACATCTTCAGGTAACGGTAAATTGACCGCTCACTTATTGCTAAATATCTTGACATTGCATTTATTGGTCTTGGTTTAATCTTTAAGAATTCAATTAATTTTATTACTCTTAACATTCTGTGCTGGTTCATACTGTTATAATTTTAAAAGTACCTGAATAGTGGTTACCATCGTTTTGAAGTTGTCGCTGTTTCCAAACTGCAATATTTCTGCAAATAAAGTAATAGGTTTCAACTGCATTACCTTCTATTTCGTATGTTAGTCTATATGATTTCATCTCCGTTAGTTTGCTGTTGTAAAATATCAAAGCCGTACACTAGGAAGAAACTATCAAAGTGTCTTAGTATCGTATTTTTATTGTAAGCAAACAGCTCTTTGCATCTGTTGATATACCACTCGCGAAAGTTTAAGTATTGCTTAAGTGTTAGGTTGCCATTCATATCTGCAAATAACCATTGTTGAGTTATTGCTTCGTTGTTAAATTCTCTGCGTTCTTCAGTTTTGTTTGTCATTGTCTTGTTGTTTAGGGTTTAAATAATCGTCTTGTGCTTCTAAGTAAGCTAAGTATAAGTCTAAGTCAAAGCTCCCGCCTTTATCTTCGTGTGAGGATTGGTTTATCCACCACATCATTTTTCTTTTAATGCTGAAGCTTGTTGGTATAAATATATTTTCCATAGTTTAATTGTTAAAGGTTTCGTTGTAGTATTGTTCAAATTCTAATTTTTCTCCATTATTACCATCTATTATTCCCACTTCATAGCATAGAGCCATTTGTTTCTTTTCTATTGCTAAAAACTTGTGAAAGTGATTAATAAACTCTTTGCCTTCTGTGGTGTACACATTAAAGTAATTAGGGAATAGTGCCTCTAGTTCAGAGAATACCTGCTGTACTGCTGTTTTATTTTCCATCTTAATATTCGTTATTATCGGTTTGAAAATCTCTCTCATCATCTATGAACCCCTCAAAACCAAAATCATTAGGGTCTTCAAGTATTCTTTCCTGTATAAATTCTATCATTTCTTTTACTTGAGATTCTTTAGGTTCAAAATAACTTCTAATTCCGTCTATTTCTTTAAAACTATCGTTGAAATAAACCTCAACTTCTAATCCTCTTTCGTAATCCCATCTACCAAAGTTCCAATCAAAAACAACAATGTATTGTATTCCTCCACCTTCGCTAAAATATTCAACCTCGCATTTGTTAACAGGTTTAAAATTATATTCTATTTCTTCCATTGTTTTAAAGTTTAGCTGTTAATAATGTGTATCTCGCCTTAAGCCTGTTAATGGCTCTTATTTCTGCCTGTATGTTTTCTTCAGTGTGGTAAGGTGTTAAGCCTTGTTCATTGTTTCTACCATTTGACCAAATCATTTCGTCTAAAGCTCTTTGACCTTCAATAATTAAGTCAATGGTTCTAATACAAGCTTCGTGTCGTTCTCTTAAATCTTTCATATTGCTGCTAAATAAAGTATTATTAATAATCCGCCTATCATAATAAGCATTCCCTTGCCTAAGTAGGCATCATCCTCGTTTGTTGGTGTAAAGTAGTCGATTATTTTTTTCATAGCGTTTAAATTAAATGTGCGTTACCAAGTCGCACCCCTTGTTTTTTATTATTTTTTTATTTTATACTCTTGAAAAAGAAATTGTTTTTGTAATTCAATAAATTCATAATATTCATATTTTGACAAAGATTTTGAATACCAATATGCTTTTGTTAATTCATTATCAAGTAATTCATTAAATTGTTTTTGTGTTACTTTTTTCATAGCGTTTAAATTAAATTGTTAATTGTTTTCCCGTTTTGTTATACACAAAGATAATACTTATTTACATTTGTCAATAACTTATTTAATATTTTAACATTTTTTAACATTTGTTCTACGCCCAGCATAGGTTTCAAAAAGTGAAAATTAGGGTTATGTCCTTAAGTTTGACCAAATTTTACCAAGTTTTTAAGGCTATGTCCTTAAAAAATATAATAATTATAAGGTTATTCCCTTAAAATATATAATAATTGGCGAGTGCATTCACTATAAAGCATAATTAACTATTCAAATTATATAAATTTTACATATAATGTATAATATACTTTACAAATTGTAGATATTTTGTTACTTATAAGTTACATTATTGCTATCGAGAATAGCATTATTTAAGACTTTTCGCTATTTGATTAAGCATTATAGTGGAAAATTACCATCACTAAATAGGTTATATTCCGTTTATGGTGTAAAATTCTAACAATGTACAGTAAGGCTTATTTGTTGTCACTTGTTTGTTTAACATTTGTGACAAAAGTGTCGCATATTTAGTAAACATTTGCCCTTTATATTTTACAATTCATTAGATATAAGTGAGACTAAGCGTTTATTTTAGCGAGGGGTGGCACGCAAAATGTCAAGTTTATTGCGTAAAAAACTAGACAAAAAAACCCCGCTAAGCTAATGCCTAACGAGGTCTCCTATTACTCACGCTATGAGAGTTAGAATATATGTGTAAGCCTTGCTATTTGTCCGTGTTCTTTGTGGTGTATAAATGCTTCTACTGCCTTGATTGAAAGATAGCCATTTCGGTGATGCCAAGAATCACTACCTGAAGGTGAGCGTAAAGATTCAACTGTTACTCCTATATAGTCTTTACTGGTTTTATGGTGAATATGGTGAGTGTAAACATAACGATGCTTCGACTCGCTCCATTCCTTTGGAAATTCGTGTGCCATTAATAAAGGTAAGTCTGCTAATTTAGCACCGTCTCCGTGTGTAGTTCCGATTAAATTCTTTCCGTATAAGAACCCTTTCCTGTGAGCAATTGAGCAGTCAAAAGTAATGTTAGGACAATCTTTAAACCAAGTTTGAATAACATCAGCAAGAAAAAAGCCACTTGTATAATCGTGGTTCGAAGGATTGAATGTAAAGTGTACATCAGCAACTGATAATAAAGTTTCAAGTATTTCAACATATAGTTTTTTTGCAGTTAGAAAATTGGAATACCACATTCCGTCAGTGTCTTGAGGTGTTCCACTGGTTGTTGTTCGTTTAGGATTGTCAATGTGGAGAATATCATTACCACCGATGAATAATATCTTATCTATACAAACACCTGAAGACTTATCTAAAAGTCCTTGTACGCCTTCTCTAACTCTTTTAACGGCTATCTGAGTATTATAGTCTTCACCTACTTCGAATGATTCACAAAGTTTACCGATATGAATGTCTGCAGGGTCGATAACTAATAAGTGACCTTCTTTGCTTGGCGTTCGTGTTATTGTAGGGTATTTCGGTGCGTAATCACGAAGCTCGTCTAAAATAGATTCCTTTATAGAATGTAATTTAGCTTCCTGTTCGTTTTTAAAATTAGGATTCTTAAAGAATAAACTTGCACTTTTGGTTTTAAGCCATCCGTGTTTTACATCCTCATCATTAATGTCTGCTGCATCAGTAGCTTTTTTGATTGCTCGATATTGCGTAACAACATCGAATTCTTCTCGTGATATGCGAGGTCTAATTTTACTCATAGCTTAAATTTTTTGGTAAATGTAAACTATTTATTGAATGGGTTGTATAATTTGTCGAGAATTCGTAAAACAAAATTTAAAACAAAGCCTATTATTAAGCCGTAAAAGAACAAACGCCAATTAGTTTTTGCTTTGCCTTGCTTCTTGTCCTTGTATATATACTTGTATTTTAGCACATCTTGTTTAAGAACTTTTGTTTTGTACCTATATTCTATTTTAGTTTCCCATTTTGTTTTAGGAATGTAAATATTTGAGTATTTAATAATAGTATCTTTTTGCGTTACTATCTTTTCCCAATAAATTTTGTTATCTACAATAACAGGAATCGAGTCTATAGTTGAAATTCGGATAGTGTCTGAACTTTGTATTAATTCAAGTCCATTTTTGACTGCTTTTTTATAATGCCATATAGCACGTTTAGAGTGACTGCAAGCAAAAAGTAATGTGATAATACTTAAACTAATTAATAGTGTCTTAAATCGCATAAAAACAGGCTTTAAAATCATTTAATCTATTCAACCACCCTTTAAGAAATACTGAATTTTTACCTTTTGCTATTGCTCTAAAGAATCTTTCTCGTTCAACAAACATAACTGAAAGCAATTCCCTTGCGTTAAGTGAGTTTATAGCAGTGATTGTTTGCATTCCTATTGAGCCGTCTATTGCTATTTTTAAACCGCACTGGTTAACACACTTTTGTACTGTTTTAATTGCTTGAGATGTACCACTTCCCCAAGCTATTTCAGTTAAGAATATTGCTAAAGTAACATCATTGATACTATCAGCTTTAACTCCATCCCAATATGAACCCTTGAATACCTTAAACCAATCTTCGCTATTCATTGTTAGAAATCTGCTATCATTATCTTTACCAAATGTATGCACCCACGCTTGATAAGTTATACCTGCGTTGGTATGGTAACCGCTTTTACCTTCAAATGGTGTAGGGCAAGGATGTGAAGCTGCCGAGTCACTAGTGTGACGGCTAAGTCCACCTTCCCATTTACGAATAAAGTGTACAAATGCGTTAATCTTTGAGTCCATCGATATCAGTTTTAATTATTTTTGCTCTTGCGAATAAACCTCGCATTGCTTCCCAAAGGTTAAGTCCTTTAACTGCGATTACATTTTCGTTTATGCTCATTACTTCAATACTTATTAGAATCAATGATACTATTTTAGTCAACATTAAAGGCACTGAAAAGAATGTTAGCATTATATCATTGAGAATAAACTTGTCTATAAGGAAAAAAAGTATAACGGTGATTTGATAAAGCATCATTTTAGAAATTATTCCGCTTAGTTTTCTGCTTGATATTTTCTCTTTTAGTTTACGAGCTTTCCAAAGTCCAGTAATCGTATCTAAACAAATACAAAAACCTACTAGCATTATTAAACCACTTATAGGCATAAAGAATGTCCAAAGAACTGCAAGTATTTTTGGAAAACTTGTGCGAACTGAAGCTAATAATATGAATAGTTGCATTCTCAAAACTCGTCTTCCTCCTCGTTACTAAATTGTTGAATCAATTGATAAGTTAAGAAGAAGAATATAGCACATCCACCTAAAGCAACATATAAAGTGCCTGATAAATACATAGCAAGTGCTGCAGCATAAGCAAACACATAATAGATAATTCCTAATATTTGTAGTTGTGTCATTTTGATTCGTTTATTACAGGTGAGTATTCGATTAAATTAATATCATTTAACCAATCAAAATCTGCATTCGTATTCTGGTCTATTTCTTCCGTTGAAATAACCCAATCACCTACTGAATCTTGAATAGGATTAAAATAACTATCAGGTGCATATTGTTGACCTACTAGTAAATCCTTTTCTTCTATTGTTAATAATCCTACTATCATACTTGTCTGCTTAATGTTGTTTGGAATGCTTGAACTCTTGTATATAAATTAGATGCTTGAGTATCAGTTAAGCCATCTCCTATTGTTGAGAACGCACATTGTTTTGTGCCAAAGTAATTTCCTCTTGATGCATCGTATTCATTATAAGCGCCTATGTATATATTAGCATTTGTATTATCTTGAGTTAAAACTGTTGTGTTACTAATTTGACTAACGCCATTTTTGTAATATTTTCTGCTATTATTTGCAGTGATAGAACCATTATAAAAACCTAAACTATTTGCATTTGAAAAAGTTATTCTATTATTACTTATAATATTACCACTATCATATCCTGCGGTATTACTTGACCTTCTTATAAATAAAGAATTTGACATATTACCTAATGTTGTCCCTACTCCCATATCAAAATCTACCCCTGAGTTATTATTTGTTCTTGAATAATAACTTATGTGATTAGAATAAAGTGTTAATGTAGATAAAGGGTTTAACTTAGTATCTGCATATCCATTTGTTCCGTTAGGTAAAGCACCTGTACTCGAATGAGTCCATCCTCCACTAAATACTAATCTAAATGCAGCGTCTAAATCACGAGGGTCTTTAAGGTTAAATTTATGGCTTGTTGCCGTACCTCCTACAAATGGATAGATTGCTTTCATCTTTGTCCAAATACCATCTGTTTTTAAACCTGTAACTAAAGTATCAATAGCAGATTGTTGTGTTGAGTCAGTTATAGCAGCAGCAGTGATAAATGCAGAAGCATCTGCGTCAAGAATTGGAACTCCTGTGATATCAGTTAAACCACTCCAAGAGGTAGCTTGAGAAGAACCCCAACCTATTGCGTTGTTAGAGCATTGACCCCAATTTATTGTGTTGTTAGATGAACCATCACCCCATCCGTTACTTCTTGCCATTGCTTATCTTTTTTAAAAAAGTTTTTAACTTCTTAATGTTTTCTTCTTTTGGTTTGTAGTTCTTTTTCATATATACCAACCTGTGTAATTATTGTTTGTATCGGGATAAACCGCACCATTTTGATTGTTGTAATATTCAGGAAATAAATTACTATGAAAAGTAATATAGTTAATAAATCTTTCCGTATAATGTTGTGCAATTTGTCTTTCTTTTTCGATTAAGAAATCAACTTCGTTTTTGTCTATGTTTTCACTATTCTCAGAAGAATGCTTGTAAACTCCTTTGTTTGCAATCGTGTATGCTGCAAATGGTAAGTATTCAACCATTGCCCAATGTATAAGCATAGGCTTTAAATACTGCTCTGTAAGTGATAAATAGTTACCTGCTAAAGTATCGTCTAATATATCCGCTTTAATCTTGTTAATTAGATTCGTTCCTGTATAATTTTGTATATGAATATCTTGTGCTATCTTAACAAATTGTATAAACTTATCAGTGTCTACATTGCCGTTCATAGCAGTAAACTTTACAATATCATTTCGTGTTACTAAAAGTGCTTCTGCCATTAGTTAAATCTTTTATTAGTTGGTAAAAAGCCTTCGTTCGGCATATCAATTGGTCGCATTGCAACTTGTTGTGGATTTCTTATTCTATAACCTGCCTTTTCTGCTTTGTTTGTACTTACTGTTTTTGCGTTAGGACTTAATGGGTCAATTCCCATTCCTTTGTCAAATGCTACAAATGTTTGTCTCATCCATTTATGATGACAAGCACCGCCGCCTTTGTATAACCAAATAGAATAAGTATCAGCTCCTTCAGGACCCCAACCTTTGTTTACTGCAGAACTACCCATACGAAGAATATCCTCTTTTCTATAAACCTTATTTGCAGTTACCATTGATTTACAAAATTCACGAGTATTTTCACTTATTCCTCCGTTGTATCTATATCGTGTAATAAATCTAATATCATTAATTACATCGTCTTGTTTGGATGAAGCTCGTGGATTTGCAACGCCTGTGCTTACAAAATTATAAACCTTTGATAAAAGACTTTGTTTTGGGTTGTTTGCTTTTTCTATTTCAGCGTCTATTGCGTCTTCTTGGTCGTAATCAACTTCAAATTCATCTATTAGAACCCAATCTTCTTGTATATCTTCTCCTAAGTCTATAAGTTCGTTTGTTTGTGAACTTAATTCTGTTCCTGTTTCTTCTGCAACCTGGTCTGGAGTTTGAGTATTTTCTAAATCAGTAAATTCTAAAGGTTGTAATGTTCTAAAGAATAGTTTTAAAGCAATTCCGTTGTAAGCAAGTATCTTATCAAAGGCTTCGCATATTTCTTCTTGCATTGGTCTAATAACCATATTATCAAAAAGAATACTTGAGTTCATTAATTCATCAGCATTTGAACTAAAACCTGTTGAAGTAGCTAATCCAAACAATAAAGGTGAAGTTACATTGTGTCCAAACATTATTTTCTTAGTACATTCTTCACTTAAATATGTGTAGTGTTCAGGTGCATCATTTAAAGGAATATCGTCAACTGTTGTTTTAGATTCTGCATTATTATTAAAAGCAATAATAACTTTTTGTCCTCTTGAACCTGTTAGTTTGTTTAGAACTTTTCTTGAGATAATCTCTTGTTGTTCTTCTGAAGGTACTCCGTTATTAAAGTTAACCACTTTAACGCCCGAAAATCCATTCTGAACTTCATTGATTAAATAATCAGCAACTTCTTCTTCAAGTAGTGCATAAGGCAAAGCTCCCTGATAATCAGGATAAGCGTAATACTTCATTCCAACTGCATATGGCTTAGAATATAAAATTTCTATTTCGTCTTTTGATGTTCCAAATGCTGCGTATCTTACAGGCTTAAATTTCTTTGTGTCTTCCCAATTATCAGAATAGTAATAACCTGTAATTTCTCCATCTGCATT